TGAATGTAACATTGGTGCTCAAAGAAATTTGAGTATTACATTAAAAATAAACTAATATATGACAATACTTAATTTTGATTTAAATGGTTATAAAATTGCTTCTCCAGATGGTAGGAAAAGTTTAATTGAGTCTTATGTTTTGAAACAATTCGCTGAGAAGTTTAAATGGAAAGAAACTATTAGTCGTGAAATCTTTAATAAAATAGTTTCTGAAGATAAAATGGTTAGAAGGTGGTATAGAGATTTGAATGCTGAATTAAATAAGTTAAGTCAATCCCCTGATTATACTATTTTAGAAGGTGTTCCTGATGCTGCGAGAGATATTGTTATACAAGAGAGATCTGAAATTAATATATTTTTTAAAGATTTAGATTTAGATACTCAAAAAGTAGTTAATGAGTATAAAGCTAAAATGAAGGCTTTAGATGATAGAAAGAGAAAGAAGATTAGTGAATTTAGTTTATATACGCTTGTTTCTACTATCACAATAGATGATGTACCTCTTGATATGAAGAGGAAGTTATTTATTTTAGATGATGGAGATAAAGTTAAACTTTTCAGAAAAGATGTGGTTAGTGAATATAAGCAGATTTGTTTTAAAAATTTAATTGATAATGGTGGTAAATTTTCTGAGGATTTTGATAATCCATTTAACGCAAAGTAACTAAGATTGTTGACCCTGAAACATTAATAAAACAATCTAAGAGTTGGTTAAATTACTATAATGAAAATGAGATTTTTTTGGAGGAAGATGGGTTACCTAGGATTAGTTCAAGTATGAGAAATTTAATTAAGAATAATTATCATAGACACTCAAAGAAAAGAGTTCCATTCGATGAGAAAACTTTAAAGGATTTCTTATTGTTTTATGATAGGTTGGGGTTGAGTAAGAAAGAATCTTCTGAAAGAAAATGGCACATTATTAACTGGCTTAAGAAAAAAATTAAGATTCATAATCCTAAAACTCTACCATTTTTCCCATTCTTTTCCGATGAATACCTATTAAAAGTCTTACCAGATAAATTAAGTGAAAGGGTCTATGTTTCAAGAGATAGTGATTATTTTAAAAAGACAGGAAGAGATTATTATGTTAGATTAACTAAGGAGTGTATTGAAGCTTTACCAATTAAACCAAGTATTGATTGTAAATTTATTGGTAAGAGTCCTTTTTTACCAAGTAGAAAACCTCAAAAAGTTAGAGCTGAGGATAAATTAATTAGAGATTTTAAGGTATTTCATGAAAAGAGTGAATTAAAAGGTGTTTTTGATAGGATTGAGGAGAGATATATTGTTAGTCCTGGTTGGGCATCTCAACAGAAAGAATTTCAAATGTTTTGTGATCCTGTTAATGAAAAATATACTAGTTTGGAAATTTTGGAAAAGATTAAAGATAGACTCCATAAATTAATCTTACCTGTAGTAGATGAAGTTCTACCAGAGGATTGTTTTCATGTTCCTGTTAATCCAGATGCAGCAATTGGTTTTATACCTGAATGTTTCTTTGGAAAAGGTTTTAAGCAGAGGGAAGTTGATGCTATGACTAGATTTCCAGCTTTTTGTATGCTTAAAAATGCTAGAGAAAATTTAAGGAGTGATAGAACTATTTGGACTGTAGGTGGGAGATCAAGAGCTCAAAAAGTTTCATGGG